AAAATTATTGGTGCGTTAGTTCAGTTGGTTAGAATACATGCCTGTCACGCATGGGGTCACGGGTTCGAGTCCCGTACGCACCGCGAAAGGGAGTAACATAAGTTGCTCCCTTTTTTGTTGTATATCAAGTAATTAAGGTGATAAATCATAGATAAATAATATATAAAAATTGAGTATATATTTACCAAAATCTTACTAGTATTTACCGATTTTTACCGATATTTTTACCTATTATGATACCGTCTTTGATACCGTTGCCGATACCGCCTTGATACTACCTTGATACCATCTGATACCGTTTTTTTATTGTAATGATAAAATAGATACCAAAACTCAAAAAAATATGAAATATCCAACAATGAGATTCGTTTTCGATCGCAAGAAGGTTGCAACGAAAACACACAAGGGACTCGTTCAAATTGAAGTTTTGAGCGAAGGTAAGAGAAAATGGATTGGCACCGGCGTTAAAGTCTATTCTGACCAATGGGATGATCGAAAGAAAATAATCAATTCGATTGAAATGATTCAGTTAAACCAATGTTTAGATGAACAAATCCGGGTTATTCAAAATTGGATCAATGAGCTTATCAACAAAAAAGAGGCCTTTGATTTTGATAAACTGGATAGATTTTTAAAATATACTAATAAATCAGAAAGTTATGTTGATTTTGTAGAAAGAAGAATTGAGGAACGTGGAGATATAACGGAAAGCACCAAAGCTTCCCATCGGACTTTTGCGGCTTCATTACGTGAATTTGACAGGATAATATATTTTTCTGATCTCACAAAAGCTAATATCACATTGTATGATGATTGGTTACATTCTAAGGGCTATTCACAGCCAACAATATATAACTATCATAAGCGTAACAAACGTTATATCCACGAGGCTATGAGGTTTGATTTATTAAAAGAAGATCCGTATAAGGGTGAGCGTTTTTCCCGTGGCAAACATGCTATCAGGAAATATTTGACCGCCGAAGAATTAAAGAAGGTGAAAAATGCTCAAATAGATTCGGAAACGATTTGTAGAGTCCGTGACCTTTTTGTTTTTCAGGCATATACTGGCATTGCGTATGCTGATCTTGCTAAATTTGACTTTAAACATGAGTTACAGAAGCGTGGGGATAAGTATGTCATATTGGATGCACGGGTAAAGACGGATGAAAATTATTTTATTGTACTGCTTTCCCCAGCTATGGAGATTCTGAGGAAATATGATTTCGTTTTGCCGAAAATAACTAACCAACAATACAATTTGCGACTTAAAATAGTTGCTGATTATGCTGGGTTTGATAGAAATCTTACCGTTCACATGGCCCGTCATACATTTGCAACAATGTGCCTGAATAATGGGGTTAAGATGGAAAATGTGAGTAAAATGCTCGGTCATACAAATGTACGTACCACACAACAATATGCTAAAGTTCTGAATACTGAAGTGGAAAAAGACTTTGAGATGCTGGAAAGGATTTTATCATAGTATAAGAGAGCCACGCTAAAATAGTTTTGTCGAATTTAGCGTGGCTTATTTTATTTGAAATATTCCATAACTTGGGCCGATTGCTCACGGAGGCCACAGCATATATAGTTCTGTGCAGTCATTTCAACGCTTGAATGTCCCATCATCTTGCTGATACTGTATAGATCCGCACCGCGTAAATATAAGTTTGACGCAAAACTCCGGCGTGCTGTATGGCTTGATACGAATTCCCATTTCTCACCTTCTCTTTCTTTTCCAGCCTTGAATACCTTCACTGGAGCGACAATTCCTGATGCCTTGCAGATTCTCCGCAAAATTTCATTGAAAGCTGGATCGGATAACTCACGGGTTATGCAGACTTTTTTCAGCAGTTCGGCCACTATAGGTTTTAATGGTACGGTGGCATGTGTCTTTGTTTTCTGGCTTACATAGGAGATGTAGCCGTTCACAATGTTTGTTGAAGTAAAGCGGCAATAATCCGAATGTCTTGCACCTGAATATGCGCCTAACAGGAATTGAGCCTGAACAAGCCGTTCATTACCGTCTTTAGCTTTGTATTCGGTGAGTCTTGCAAGTTCTTCATCGTTTAGCCACACCGAAACAGGCTTTTCATCCCTTATGGTTAAAATTTTTACATATCCGTTGGGTAGTTCAACTTCTTCATTGTACAGGTTCATGACGGCTTTTAATTTTGCCGCATACTGGCGGACTGAACTTTGTGCCAGTCGTTCACCCATGTAGTCGATGAATGCCTGTAAACGGATTTTTGAGAGATTATCCCATGTCGCCGGATGTCCTGTGGCTTCCTCAAACATTCTCAATATGATCTCATATTTCGGGTATTTTTTTAAAAATGCTTCTCTTAAAGTATTCATTTGTCGAAATGTTTTTTATGGTTTCACTTTTTTAAAATTGTATTCCTTGCTTTCCATTTTTATAAAAATTATTCTTGTATTATTTTCTCTTTACGGATTAGTTCATTAATAAATTTGCTCATGTTCGGTTGTTTCCTGACAAAATCAACCAAATCAATATCTAGTCTAATAGAATAGACCTTGCTTTTTGTTGTCGGTTTGTTCCGGTGACAACTTATTTTAGTTTGTTTATTCTTTTCCATAATGATTCATTGATTATTTAATAATTCGTTTGAAACGGTTATAATTCGGGCTTTGTAGACCTCATTTGTTCCGTCCCTGATTCGATTATTACCATTATCGTGGAAACGTTTGGAATTGTCCCCAAATAGTTCATTCGCCTTTGATCGGATTGTTCCCCAAACATATCGTTGTAATAGTTCGGGCAGCATTATGGAAACAAACAGTAATGTTATACACTGGTGATTCAATAGTTTGGGTACAATGGTTCGGTTGGTAGTTCGTTCATGTTTATGTATGAAGATAGGCACCGGGAAAACCAAAGGCCGGTCAATATACAATGGTTCGGGTGTGTATGCGTGTGATGGTTCACCCTCTGTTATTGGTTCGGGACTGTTCGCGTTTGTTTCTTCGCTTACTGGTTCGGCCAATAGTTCAGGTAAAGAAATGCCGGATAGTTCGGTTAGCATTGTTAGCCTCTGTAATGCTTTGTTTATTTGATCCTGATAAAACCAACGGGAAATAAAATCTATCAGAGCTACCAAAGCAAAGACAAAAGCCGGTGTTTTTGTTTGTACATCCACATATAAGGCCGGTAAATGTTTCTCCGGCTCTCTTACCGATTCTTTTTCCGGGATGGTAGGAACTTTGGCACGATCCAAAGCCTTTATATTACATTTTAAGTTCGGGTAAATAGAATCATTTATAAAGGCAGGCATAACCACACCGATACGCGCTGCCTTATCATCAAAGACCACCGCCTGATCAGGTGCCACCAGCCATACGCCACCAGTCCAGCCGGAAAGCAAAGGGATAACGTTTGATGCAAATAAACCTAACTTTATATTAATTAAAGCGGCTTTTTCTAATGTTACACAAAGTTCTTTGTGTCTATTATTGTCTGCATCATTATAAGATAAATAAACCTTACTTTCTCCGGCAATAGTACGAAGTGAAAAACCGCTTTTTTTGTTTCGTTTTGCTATCTCTTTTACAAAACCGGCAACCGCTTTTAATTCGCTTTTCTGAATCTTTATAAATCCGTCTTTTGATAGATTGGGGTACACAATCCGGTAATTAGGGAAATATCCGGCAAAATCACAAACAAAGGTTTGTTTCTTATCGTTGGTTATTTCTGTAATATTGCCGCCTTCCTGATTACAAACACAAACAGAACACCGACCAACCATTTCTTTTAAATGTTTGGGATTGATAAATAATTTTAGGCTGTCAGGCAAAAGCCCGGATGTTTCAATAATTACGGGGTATTCTTTTAATGTACGCCCGTCAGAAGCAACTAAAGCCGATTTGTAAGGATCAAGATAAATATAATTAAATACCGTTCTTAGAGGATCTTTTGTTACTAATTTAGTGATGTTTAGATGTTCCTTTGTAATCCACATATCAAAGGAGCAAACAATATTTTCGCGCTCTTCCATTTTGGTAAACCTTGTTTTATTGGCTTGTTTGGTGTCTATCAGCTTTTCAAATTTCCAAACAAGATTAAAAACCTGATCCACTGGAAAGGAACATTTAAAGCTGTTTATTTGTACAGTTCTAAAATCAGTTATATTTAGTTTGTTATCAACGCAAAGATATTTTATATTTATCTCATTACCGTTGGCATCTTTCAGCTTTGCAAGCTCCGCGGCTGTATAAGTGCCGGGAGCTATTTCTATTTCATTTGTAAAAACTTCGTTTGCTATTCTAATCAATTCGGACAAGATGAGGCCGTTAAATTCTTTTTCATTCATAACATTAAATAGTTAGATATTTTACACCAAAGTAAAAGCCTACAATAAGGCAGAAAATCAAGTAAACAGGAAGCAGCCAAAGACCGCCAAACACGCTAAAGCAGATTAATAAAACTACTATTAGCCAAATAATCATACCTACCATGTTTAGAAAGTAGGGTTTTCAAGTTCTTGCAAAAAATCTTCCTCCGTTATGCTCTCACATATATTTGAGTCATCAACATAAACATTAAACCCAGTTGCGGTGCGGAATACTTCTAATTTGTGTGTTTCTCCGTTTGGGGATTCTATTATATAAGTAGTCATAATATCAAAGTTTAAAGGAATGCCAGGAAGTCGCCTGGCGCGGTTTGTTATTTCGCCCTGATTGTTTACTGTTACTATAATTTATTTGCATAGTTTTTCTAATCTGTCATATATGCTTTGTAAATAATCGATAAAGCCGTATATTATTTGCATTGTATTTTCTTTGCTGTTTATATCAATATTGATGCAGTTAATATAAATACCTTGCACTGTTTTACTGATTTAATCATTAATTCAGTATTGATTATTTTTTTCACTATTTGGCTAAACTCGTTGCCGTCAAGCCATAGTTTTTGTACTTCATTGTTCACTTTTTCGGATATTATTATTTGTTCGTTAAAATAATCAAATGAAATTTTTCTTAATGAATTCATATTCTTTATTGTTTAAGTTAGTAAATAGTTCCCGGCTGCAAATCAAGCCTGCCGGGGAAATAGGTTACTTTTGGTTTTTCCAAATCTTGTAGTCATTCGTGGACTCAAAACACATGAAACCGCCATATACTTTGGCGATTTTAGACGGAGTAAACGGACATTCTTTAATTGCTTGATACCTTGTTTTTACTTGTGCAAAATACGTTCTCATTGTTCTATTTTTTATTGGTTTATAATAGTTCCCGGCGGCGGTGTCGCTCCGCCTTCCCACATTGGTTAATCTTGTTCTATCGTCCACTCTTTTTTTACGAAGCCTTTAAAGTTGCCAAACGATTTTCTAAACGCTGCTAACGCTTCTTTCTTCGTCTTGCCGTAATAGCAATAACGCGCCCCATTATGGAACTCTACTGTTAACTTATATTCTTTCATATCCTTTAAAATTTATCTGATTCATTACTTTTGTTTATAAAGTCTTTTAATTTTTGGGGATCGGTGCCGGAAATGAATATCACAGCACCGAATAACAAAACCAACAAAACCATATTCAACTAATTAAATGACCGTCTTAATCGTCCGTTACCATCCGTAAACCCGTTAAGTGTTTCCGCCTCTCTTTCGGCTTCTTCTTTTGTTTGGAAGAATCCTACCGGGCAATTATCCAAGGTATCTATGACGGAATAATAACCGCATTTAGGCTTGTTTCCCGTTATGTATCGTTTTCCCTTTACTTTCTTCTCGTAGGCTTCAACTGTGTAAGTTGGATTAACTTCTATTTGTTTTTCTATCCGATCAAAAACTATCTTAGAATACTCTATATCAACAAAATTTGTCCATCCGCTTTTACAAAACTCCTTTGCACAATCTTCCAATGTCAGCAAACCGGCTTTATAATCATCATACAGGGTATAATCAAGCGTTTTTAGATTGTTCCATATTGAAGACTTTTCTAGCGTTTTGGGTTGTTCCGTTCCTTCTGCTAGTTCCGGGATATATATTTCTTCAGGAAGCGCCGGCAACTCTGTAGGCGTTATCAATTCTTTCACCTTGTCCGCTTGCTTCTTGCTGAATATCCACCCGGCACGCTTTTCACCGTTGTAATTTAAAGACGGATTAAAGCGTCCGCCTAATTCCTTTAATTGCTCTTTGATCGCTTTTGTATTGCCAAACACCGCGATAGCCTTTTCGGAATAGTCCACGATTTCCAGGCCTTCAACCGTCACGGCTTCCACTTCTTTGGCTTCCTCAACCTTTTCAGGCTTAACGCTGCTTTTCTTCGCTTTCGGCTCTATAACCTTATATTCATCGCTTACTTCTATATGGATATAGAAATTTGTGTCAAAATAGTCTTGCATACCGTCCGAATCATCATAGCGAAAAGAACTAGCGTAATTTGATACAGCATTTAGCGATGCGAATACTTCCGGTGTTAACTCGTCTTTCCATGCCTTCACGCTGGACATTGTGGACATATAACCACGTTCCGCGCTTCTTGAGCCTTCAACGAAAGGAACACAAGGACCGGATTTTAATTCGATATACATTGAATCAGTGTACATGCTCCATTCAGAGCGAACAGAGAATTTAAACTCCGGGAAATTCTTCTTTGCATAAGATCTAACCTTTGCGGCGATTTCCTTTGTACTTAACTTGCTGTCATAGTTTGAACCAGCCCAACCATTTGCGGTGTAGAAATTCATTGCTTTCATAATGCTATAGTTTAAATTGTTAATAATTCAACCTTATAGCGTGATTAATAGCCTACTGTATACCAGATACAGCCTATACACTCAATAGCTGAATACTATCGTAATATCAGTAAACCAAGAAAATTAAATGGGAGAATATTTGCAAGAATCGAAATAGAGAAGTACCTTTGCTCCGTGTGATGGGGAGAAAGATACGAAAGTATTTTGATCCTTTGAGAGCTTTAATATTACCAGTATTAAGGCTCTCTTTTTTATTCCAGCATTTTAATAACACGCTTTACATACTCAGGAGAACCAGATATTACAAGTACCTTCCATCTCCTTTTCTGTATTACAAATATACTACTTTTATTTGTAATACACAATGATGTGTACTTTTATTTTTAAGAAACTCTTCGTTTTTTACCTTTACTTGTGTAATGTGTAATATGTTGATAATTAATATATTGCGTATTGTTGTGTAAATGCGTTTTTATAAGTGTTTGTGTAATTATATATTGTAGATGTGTGGCCTTTTATTACCCGTATTTGCTTTATTTATAGTCTTTGTTTAACTTTGTAGCAACAAATCCAGAGCGCAAGAAGCCATTAATAAACCTATTTATAATAGCTTTATATTATGGTGTATAGCAAGCGAATAACAGACCTTCAACAAATTTATCAATTAACCCCGGATGAGGTTTTCTTTTGTATGCTTGTCGCATCCGGTGCCAGCCGGGGAGAAGCATACGCCGTTATATTTAAACCAAGATCCACCAAGATAGAAACAGCGCAACGCGGAGCATCCCAACTTGCTAAGGATAAACCGGGCATTAATAAATTGATACAATCTTTTGAAGAGAATAGAACATGCTTTGTAATCAATAACGACAGTACAAAAGGAAAGAAAAAAAAGAAAAATACAGATAATGAAGATGAAAATAATTGCGAAAATATTGTACAATATCGTGATAAGGATTCGGTTTTAACAGGTCTCGAACAAACTTTGCCATATTTAAAGGGGAAAGATCGTGCAGATGTTTTAATGAAAATTGCAGATCTCCAGCAAATGAAAAAAGATGAGAATACAGAAGAAGAGGAAACAGTACATTATTATCTTCCAATGCAATGTTATAGATGTAGCCTTTTTATAGCTGATCGAGCAAAGAGAAAAGCGGAAAAGCCGGGTAATGTTTAATATTATAGGTATAATATAAAGATAATAATATAGTATGTATCTTTTTTCTTCTTTTGATGTGGATGTAGAACGAATAAGGGGGCACCCCCCCCTAGCTACCCAAGACACCAAGCATGTTTCAATCCCGGTCAAGATTTTTATTTTTTTTTCTTTTTGGAGCCAATAATGGATAATTTTAAGTTTTTTCCAATCATAAATTACAAGAATGAATTTTTCATGTATAGTTTTACTGTTGAAAATGTATAGTTAGTGTATGGTTTTGGTGTAAACTATACATATATAAATATCTCATTATCAAATCAATGGAAATTTTATGTATAGTATGTATAGTTTATATGTAAATTGCGTATGAAAAAAAATATATATAATATGGTTTTCTTGAAAAACTATACATACTATACACTATTTTTTCATTGGTTTGATTTTCAATGTGTTATATATGTATGGTTTCTATAAAAACTATACATAAACTATACATTTCGAGGTAAGTTTTTTGTATGTGTTTTCCTTTGAGATATTGCTGTTGTTTGCTGTTTTTCAATGTTTTATGTCTTTTTTTACTTGATAATGGTTTGAATTGAATTAAAGGAGAAAAGTATCAAAAAACAGTGTGTATATTCTATATTTAAGTAGAAAATAGTAGTGTTTATATGGGTTTTATGTAGAAAATAAGCTATATTTGTAGCATAAAACACTTGAAAAATAGCATAAAAACAATAAGAAATGCTTTGTTTTCGGGTATAAAAGCTGTGATATGAATAAGTTTGAGTCTATATTGTTTGATTATGGGCGATATGTTTTTGTTTCTGTATTCAGAAAAGCGCAGGAAGAGGAAAGATATGAAGATTGTGCGGTGATGCGAGATATTATGCAAAAATATCATATACCTTGTGACACATCTTTAGAGGACTGGCGTACTGATTTGTGGCGATGCGGATATTCAGGAGATGTTGCTGTAAATAATCTGTCAGTATATATGGTTGAGGCCTTAACCCGTGCTGGGTATTCAAATTCATAGATTGTACATGGAGGAAGGAAAGTATAGGAAGTTGTTGAACGAGGTCTTCGGGCTTATGAAAGGCGAGAAACTGGATGCTGCCTTACAAGAGTCCAAAAGTGCAGCGCGTGTTGACGCTGTGCAGGACTTGATGCGTTCAGCTATTATACAGTCTTCGATTTGTAAGTTCAATGGTACGCCTTACTATTTTAGTGGTCGGATATATGAAGAAATGGCCTGGGATGATTTTGGCAACCTGATATATGACTTGATGCGTAAATGCAAGATGCCCAATGGCGATTATTCCCGTGTGGAGGGGGTACTGAAGGTTTGTAAGCGTGTGGTGGCAGGAAAAGCATTGCAGCCAGATAACGCCATTGTGGTGTTCAATAATTGCGTGTTTGATATGGGTGCTCGCCGTGCGTATTCTTTCAATCGCCGTTGGGTACAGACCACATGCGTTCCCTATGACTACAAACCGGAAGAACACGTCTTTCTTTGGAGAATGTTCTTGGATGAAGTTTTGCCGGATAAAAATATGCAAAAAGTCTTACAGGAATTTCTTGGGAGCATTTTTGTTGATCGGCGTGTGGCGAAAATGGAAACGATGTTGGTCCTTCGTGGCTCTGGCTCCAATGGCAAAAGTGTAGTTTTTGAAACGATCATGGGCATACTTGGTCGGGAGAATGTCAGTAATTTCGGCATAGGTGCATTGATTACCGGAAATGAGAGAAAAAAGAATATCGCTTTCATTAATGGCAAGCGGTTAAACTACTGTTCTGAAATACAAGCGTTGGAGTTTGGTAAGGATAGTGACACATTGAAGAGCCTTATCAGTGGTGAGCCTACCGAAGCTCGGCCTATCTATGGTGATAACTTCACTGCTTACAATATCCCTCTGCTTATGGCAAATGCCAACCAAATGCCGTATTTGAAAGATTGGAGCTATGGAATGAGGCGGCGTATCTGTATTATTCCCTTTGAAGTGGAGATTCCCAAAGCCCGGCAGAAAAAAGAGCTGTCACGGGATTTGGAAGCTGAATATCCGGCTATATTCAATTGGATATTGGAAGGTCGTGACCGTTTTATTGCCAATGGTTATAAGCTGACGGACAGTAAGGAACTTGAGAAAGTCATGGATGAATACCAGTCGGAAAGTAGCACAGTAATGAAGTTCATGTATCAGATGAACTATTTGTGCCGTTATGAGGAAATTGCTGACGCTGAACCCAAATGGATGTCTTCGGCTGTCCTGTACCGAAGATATTGTAAATGGTGTAAGGATAATAATGCCAAAGAAGAGAATGTGACAGTGTTCGGACGTATTCTTTCGGAAGCCGGTTATCGTAAAAAGAGAACCCCCAACGGTCAGGTTTATGGCTTGTATGGGGCTGCTTTGAAAGAAAAACTCTACTATGAGAAACGGGAAGACCTGCGAGGCAGCTATAGACAAAGGATTTCCAAGCCGGTCTATAAAGATGGCAAGCGGTATGTTTATACCCATGAAGGGCTTGCAGCCTACTTGGCATTAAGCATTTATCAAATTACTCGTTTATTCCGAGAAAAGAGACTGGAAGGGGCGTACCATATGGAGGGGAGAACAACGGTATTTGATTTGGATGCTGTGGAGAAGATTATTAAACAATTAAAATTAAGAACGAAATGAGTAAAAAAACAAATGGTATTCAGGTAGGTAACTTTATTGTTACGAGGGATAATGGTAGTGAACATGATTGGATCAGTATTAAGGCAGTGTCAGGTTTTTGGAGTATGCGTTTTCGGGATGATAATGGAATGTTCTCTCGGATCCGGGAGTTAGCCAACAATAAGGAACTTCGAGAATATTTGGAAACGTGGATCAAAGTCTGTTTTCTTATCAGTAATGCAACCCCTGATGTTAAGTTTATGGAAGAGTTCTTTAAAAGCTATTCTGATCTTACCGAACGGCTACGAGGTTTGCAGCAACCGGTATTACCGGAAGATGATGCCAAGATACTGGAAGAAGAGAGAAACATGAATAGTATCAAGGAAGGGATTAAGGAGGAACGTAACAATGAGGGCACCGACTGATAAGGAAATTGAAGAGGGTAAAGAATATCTCCGTCAACGGTTAGATGCGGAACTGTCCATGCGTACCAATCTTCAAATTGTGATGATTGAGGCGGCAAAGCAAATTATAGATATTTCATACCGATACAAAATAAGCCCTGAGCTATTTCGCTTTTCAGCAAACAGACAATTGCAGAAGGAAGTGGATGCCATTATTTTATCCCTTCTTGAAATAATTGAAGACTATACTTATACTTTGGCGGTAGCGACACATGAGGATAATAAGAATGCAATCGTAACATATATAACGAGAGAATCATACGGTAAAACCTTCGCACAACGTACAAGGGAATATGTTGACCGGTTTTCAAAGGAGGTTGAAACGGCCATTGCCGCTGGACTGCTACTGAACCTTTCCAAAGACAGACTGCTTTCATCTATCAGGCAGTCGGCAAAAACGCCATTACTTAATGAATATATACAGAAAGTGATTTCAGATGGTTATCCGATTGTTTCAAGAGTTGGAGTTCAGGAATCTTTTGGAGTAGGGCGTACTGTAAGTTCTTGGACTGCACTGTCAGATTTGACGGAGTATGCTGTGGCAGAGGGTTGGATGAAGCATTGGGAATTACAGACTAAAGCTAGTGGAGCAGTCGGATTCTTTGTCATGCGTGGTAGTTCTTATCTATGCAATATCTGTGACGATAAAGTCGGATTTCATACAGAGTGGGATAAATTACCACCATATCACGGTCATTGCAAATGCTTTGTCGTTCCTATATCAGCAATATGATTGTTTTAATAAATTAAATATCAGAATATTATGTTTGGAATATCATTAATCAGCACAAAGAAGCTCAACCATCTTGCATCAGAATGCAGCAAGCTGGCTATTGCCAACGTTGAGCTTTCAAAACAAAATGCGACACAAGCCAGAACTATTAAGGAACTTGCTGGAGAAGTCAAGGTATTAAATTCTAAAATCCTTCTGAATGAAAGTATCAATGATGATCTGCAAAAGAAGCTTAACCGGAAATATCCTCGAAAGCTTTACAACAGGAAATTGCATCGTAAATAGTTGCTGTGTCTGACTTTTTCATTACATTTGCAATGTAGAAGCTGACTTGTTATAATACAAGCTTATCAACCAAGTTGTTGAGAAAGTAAAGCCTCTGCCTACATAACATAGACAGAGGCGGCTTTTTCCGATGTATAGTTACATTGGATTCGGAGCGCGGAGTACGGGATTGCTTTCGCGCTCCGCGTTTTGGTACAGATCATTTTGCATTATCCTCTTTGTTTTCATTTTTCTTGATTTTCAGTTGATAGAGCAAGTCGGCTTGTTGCTGTTCCTTATATTCACGCATGATACGATCCCATTCATTGTTTTTCCCATAACCGGATTCTTCCGAGCCGGTTTCTTTTGATAAAATACCGGCACTGACCAATTGTACCAAGTTTGATACCAATTCTGCTGCATTTTGGTGGACGTATGGAACCGCCCACGAAAAAATTTTTAAATTGAGGAATTTGGTAAGTTGGCCTTTTTCTGTTCCATATCCGTGCAGGAACAGCCGTTTCATTTTGTCTATTGATTCGTCAAATTCCTTGCAGTCAATCATGGCTTTTTCCAAAGATGGTGAATATATCAGTTTGATGGCCACGCCTGGCAAATCTCCTGACTTTACTTCGGGAGGCATGACAATAAAACTCCCCATAAAAATCATTTTAAGTAATGTATTAATTTGAAGTTCAAATGATTGTGATGCTTCGGGACGATTCATAAAGCCTGCATCATCATCCTTTCCCATAGTGATAGCTTTTACCGCACCATACATATCTCCTTTAATCTCAACGTCTTCACCTTTAAGTAACATGATCGGGAATGCGTATGCCATATTGTTTTGACACAAATGGGAAATAGCCAGTTCGTACTTGTCGATATTATCTTGTGAAAAGCTCCAGCAGGCACCGTGTTTGTCCCGATAATATACAACCGGACATTCGGTAAATCCATGATCGTGTTCTTCCACTAATGTATATCCTTCAATACCGAAATACCGTTTCACTTTGTTTATTGCTCCAGCTATTCCCATTTTATCCTGACGGTAACGGTACATTTTTTTATTATCCCACACTTCCACCCAAGAAATGAGTTCCTTTCCCTCTTCGTCATAGTCGCTATATCGCCGGGCAAACAGTGTCATTTGACCGGTTATGGAGTCGTAGTGAGGATAAAGAGTGTCACCATCAAAATAGGAGAGATTCTTGGTGAATACCTTACCTTCATTCATATAGAATACGACTGCTGCATCTCCCGTTATTTTTACACTTTTGGCATATTCGTAAAATGCAATCTCCATATTCTTATCCAGCCATCCTTTTTGAAATTCGAGAAATATTTCCCGTGAACTTTCATCGACTTTGGTATCGGTCAGCTCATGATGAATGTCATTGCCACATAGATGTACAAGCTGTTGAATAGTGATTATCATCTGAAAGGGAAAAGAGGCACGGAATACTTTTTCTCGGAAGAACCGTTTCTTCTCTTCGTCATATTTCAGTCTATCCGGGTAAAACAATTCCGAATTGATCTTGTGTCCTGAAGGATAAAACTCACGGATAAAATCAGCCTGTGAAATGAGCTGCCATGTCAGCCTATCACTGTTGTTTGTGAACGGTACGTTTCTTAAATCGCTCGTAATCTTGCCTTGCAAGTAACCTTCGGGAGTAACCCTTGCAAAAGGCTTTTTTGTAAGAATCTCTGCTATCATATTAATCCTAAACCTTTTATGTGTTTGCGTTTATGTTTAATTTCAAAAATCATTCGCATAAGCAATGCTTCTATGAAGTCGGGAGAATGGCCTACTAATTTTTTCATTATAATCTTCTTGATAATAGTCCAGCCTTTCTCTTCACTGTCTTCATCCTTTCGTATCGCTTTCCTTTCCTTGTCGAGAATCTGTCTAAGGGGAACTTTCTCAAACCCTTTGCCGGAGAACTTGCGTTCAAGAAGAGTCGGTTCAATGGAAATCTCCCGGTTGATAATTTTTTGTGCGAACAGATATGCCGCTTGTGATTTTAAATTCGCATAGATGTATTTGAATTTCTCTTCCACGGCTTCTTTGTTGTTGAAAGGAATTGCATTCGGGAAAAAACCTTTGAATATTTGTCCGAGTCCGTTAAGGTCATAGGTAAAATATTCTTCTCTTACATGCCATTCTTCCAGCATTGCTTTTACGGTATCGACTGTTTTTTTGCTGTCAAGTTTGCAAACGAATATGTCTTTTATATGCCATCCTTCCCACAGCCACATGACAAGACTGTCGCCACCCTCAAATGCCGCATCACACGATACCCGGCGTATTCCATCACCAGTCTGCATGGAGTTGCGGTATAAGGCTTCCATGTGAGTCAGCTTTATTATATCATCTCCGGCAGCTTTGTATTTCCAGTTACCGTCAAGATCGCGTGCGCGTTGTTCGTCTGACTGGTTGACAAGGTTAGCCAAATAAGTTGGATCAGAAGACATCAGTTTTACATTATCGGAAAGTTTTGCTTCAATAAAAGTAACCGACTTGATAAACAGTTCTTGTGGTGTACCATATTGCTCATACTCCGGCTTCCAGTAGGCGTGTATAATATCCTTGCATTGCTCATATACTTCCTCACGGGTATCTCCCCAATATATACCTGAAACATTGTCCCCGTCCATAAAGCAATATCGGACTCTGCCATCACGTTCCGGGATTGGAAGACCGTCTTCTCCGATCCACCAGTCAATGAATTTTGCAACCCAGCTGTCAGGATCAGGGTTACATGTTCCGATAAAGCGGTTACGGATATGAAAGGCGTTACGGTTACAAGTGATAAGGTATTTGAATTTGAGATATTCCATGTGGGTTATTTCATCCACACCTATATATGCGAACTGTTTACCTTGAAAACGCTTTTTGAAATCGTCAAGTGTGTCAGCATGATAGCTGAATTTTAAAAATCCACCTTTATAGAAATTCCAACGCATGTCGTTTTTGGACTTGTTGTATTCCCCAAAATCATCATATAAGGTGGATGATGTTTCTATCATATCAGAGAGATCGTCTATCTCATGTCGGAGAAGCACAGAACGGAAGTTTTTATTTTTTATATCTTTCAATGCTTCCATAAGAAGAGTGAAAGTCTTACTTCCTCCACGACATCCCCCACAGATGGTAATATCGGCTGGAGTGGAAAGCATGTTTTCCTGCCCTCCACCTTGTGCGATTATCTTATTCGGATTAGGAATTTTCCTATCCGCATCCCTTAACATTTGGATATACTCATAATCAAGCACCAAGTTGTCATTAACCGTTTTTATTCCACTATATTTCTCCATAAAAAAGAAAACCGATCCTCACAATGTACAAGTGAAGACCGGCCTATAAGCTCTGATTCCAATATTACAGTACAAAAATACGTATAAAGAGTATTATTTTCTACATTTTAATAGAAAATAATATTAAAAATGTTTTGAAATAAGAAATCCAGTACATATATTTGCAACGAAAACATGGAGTATGATAAAAGTTAGTGCGGATAAAGATGCAGATCAAAGGGAAATATGCAACAAGATAGTTTTATGTCCGATATGCGGTCAGAAACTAACTGATATTAGCTATGTCAATGGTGTTGTTATATTGAGAGTGAAGTGTCGTAGATGCAAGAACTATATAAATGTGGATATTACAGGTACAAAGTAGTTTTCAGGATAATATCGCGGAGTGGAGCAGATGGTAGCTCATTGGGGTCATAGCCCAAAGGTCATTCGTTCGAGTCGGATCTCCGCTACAATGGATGGGATTGCCACATTGTTTCTCCCTTCGATGTGGTGTATGGGGATAAAGGGAGAATATGGAAAGATGGCAGACATGGTGTATGCACCGGACTGAAAATCCGGGTAAGGTGATTCGATTTCATCTCTTTCCACAAAACCTATACGGTGCGGTTCAATTCCCACTGGTACGCCATAATGGGGTATCGCAGGTCAGGTGAGTATAGGTATATTGTCCGGTTAGCTCAATTGGTAGAGCAATACACTGTTAATGTAAAGGTCGGTAGTTCGATTCTATCACCGGGCGCAATGAGGCGAAGATAGTTCAGTTGGAAGAACGTCAGATTCCAAACCTGATTGTCGGGGGTTCGAATCCTTCTCTTCGCGCATATTGAGATATGGTGTAATGGTAACACAGCAGATTTTGGTTCTGCTATTCAAGGTTCAAATCCTTGTATCTCAACAAATGGCGTATTCGACTAACGGTTAGGTCGTCACCTTTTCACGGTGGAAATCAGAGTTCGATTCTCTGATACGCTACACAAAATGAATAACGTCCGAAGTACAATGGAGGTGCGGTAGTTTCACAGAGATGTATTGTAGTCCGCACATTTGGAAGTATGGGTGAGTGAATGATACCACCTCTTTGCTAAAGAGGCAAGCTGAAAGGCTTCGGAGGTTTGAATCCTTCTGCTTCCGCAATTAAAGATATAAGACCAAAGAGTCAGATTGATGCAAAAAGCATTATCTGACTCTTTTTTTATTCAACATAAACACAAAATAAATGCGATGGAACAAGAAAAAATCTTATCCACATTAAGCGAGAAACTTGGAGAAACTAGTTTTTCACCGCAGACATTACAGAAGTATGTAGAACTTTGTCCCGTGGCCGAAGGTTCGGAGCCTGACGAGGCTTATTGGAACAAGGCTGTGAATTTTCTGAAAGGGATGCAAGGACAGTACAACCATGATGTCGCAACCAAAGTTGAGGACTTTAAGAAAAACTATAAGCCCCAACCGACTCCCCCGACACCACCAACTCCCCCGACACCACCGAAAAACGATGATGAATTGGAGAAAAAACTGAAAGAACTGGAAGCACGTTTAGACGCGGAAGACAGCAAAAAGGTTCAAGCTGATCTGTTGAAGAAGGTTATGGCTGCAATGAAGACCAAACAAGCGAATGATGATTACGTATTGGGCAAGACTTTACAGGGGGTAACTTTCGATACCAAGAAAACTGTGGATGAACTGGTTACTGAATTCCTGCCGAAATATGATGCAGAATATAAGGCGTGTAGGGGGTATGGCACTGCCCCAAGAACTTCTGACGGTTCAGGTGGAACACAACACAATGCGGCTAGCAGATACTTTGAGCGTAAAGGCAAGAAGGAAGGCTGGAAAAAGAATTGAAATTATTAACTCTAAAACAGTAAATGTATGGGAACAATGGGTAACACGTTTGATGTGAATACCGTAAAATACGGACATGCCCGAAAAGTGTGGCGTGAAATCCGCCACCGTTATCCGGGAGGCGGTATGGTGAGTAACATTTCCGATTGGACTTCGGCTGGTAAGATTCCTGCCGGTACAGCTGTGAAATTTGATCTTTCTAACAAAACATTGAAAGCCTATACGGATGAACAGATAAAGGCTGCCACTGCCGATATCACTACTCTCGGTATCAATGGATATCTGCAAGAGGATATTCTTGTGACCAGTGAAAACACAAAGGCTAGTGGAACAGTGGTTTATGCCGGAGAACTTTATCAGTACATGTTTGATGAAGAAGTTATCGCTATCCTGCAAAAGATCACTACACTTCCTCAAATTGTATGGGTGCAGTAAAAGAATTTGAAAATAACATTTAAAACACGACAATTGTATGAATACACTTCCTATTGATTTGTACAAGGTTATCGAATATGGGCTTGGTGGAGACACTTGGCAAGAATTTATAGACCGCTATAAAGAGAAGTATGACCTTCTCCAGATTGATGGTTTTGAATTTGAGGCAACCAAGTTGGATTATACCTTCTCCCAGCTTATAACGAGCCTCGGCGTGAAAACGCTGCCAGCTTACGTTGATCCGGAAAGTCCGGGTTATGAGGCTGCATTGGGAGAACTTGAAGGAAGGACGGGCAATATCCCGACTCAAAAGAAGTTCTATCGTTTGAACCGTGTGACCGTGAGGCAGCAATTACAACTGTTGCAAAGAGTAGGCATGTCTGCATTGACGGAAGAGATGCAGAATGTTTTTCTAGGTTTGCTTGATGAAAGTGCTGACGGTCTTATCGGATCGTATTATAATGCGCTTACTCACCAGCGAATGAGAATTGTTTCTACGGGTAAGTTCACTATTGATACTGATAACAACCCGCGTGGTTTGAAAGGTATCACTATTGATTTTAACATACCAAAAGAGCACTATCAGACTTTGGACGGTACAAAACGCTGGTGGACTAATGTTGAACATACTCCGGCTAATGAAGGTTCCGCTTCTGATCCTATAATGGATGTGAAGAATAGAGTGAAAGAAATACGCCGTAAATATCATTATCTAGGTAAGATCAGAATGGAGATTGCTCAAGACCTGTGGGATGATTTAATGACTCATACCGCAGTCCTCAAACGTATCGGGCATTCTCTTTATCCTACTGTAACGGACGACAATACAGTTATTGCCAATGCGCAGAATGAGGATGAAGATCGTCTGAAAGCCATTTTCAAGAAATTGGTTAAGGTAGATGAAATCGTACCACGTGACAGCTATGCTTTTGTTGACAAACCCGGCAAGGATACGGACGGACAGCCTGATCTTATCACTGAACAAGTGGAGAACTTTAAGGCTACTAATATTGCATTTATACCGATAGGTCAGATTGGTACCATTCAAGGTGTGGAGCCTTTGACTTTGGGTTATGAGGCAAACAAGGTCGCTTCTTATGACGGTGGACGTTTGAAACTGACACAGAGAGCCAATCCTGAAACTCATTCAATCTATATTGAAAGTGAAGCCGCCCAATTGTGTGTGCCGAGAATGCCGCAGTATATGTTTATCTCTACTGTGACCGTGTAACTCTTAACTTCATGCAAGAATGAGTGAGGAACTTTCTCATACGGAAGATATGCCCATTGAGGACTATTTGAGTGGCGCAACCGCTTATGAAATAGCGGATAACGCCCTCAAAAGGGTTCTTGTTAAGCGGAAAATTGCTTTTGGAACAATGGTGAGCGAACTGACCGAAATGCAGCTTGATCTTGCCACTGCCGATATCTACATGTGGTGCGCGAGCACTCCAAGCAGTAAGAATGATACCGAGGACAGTGACGGGGGATGGAAGCATAAGGAAGGTGGTTGGCAGACCAGCGCATACGATAAGCGGCAACTTCGTGAAATGGCAAAAGAGCTATACGAGAAATGGGGTGAAGAGGTTGTTAAAGGCAGCAAAATCAGAATAATCAATTTTTGAGTATGAAGGTGAATAATCCACGGCATCCTCACAAATGTACTGTTTACCGAATTATAGGTGAGGATTCTTTCAGTGATGGTGAGAAGGTAATATTGTATGAAGGTATATGTCGAAAGGAAGGCAGTACAAATCTGAGGACGTTCAAAACCGATAATGTGGTAAAGAGCGATTATCTGTTGAGCCTTCCCGGAACTGTCGAAGGTATACTGGCCGGTGATTTGATAGATGTTACAGACAGACAAGGTACTTTTACTCAATGTATGGTTACTGATAGCTATGCTGGAAATTTAGGAACCACGGTATATTTCAATCTTGCAAAGAATTGACACATGGATAACCGAAGTAATGATATACTGTTTGATAAAGGAATGAAAAAAGCGAAGGAGCTTGTTTCAGGATATATCTTTGATGTCCTAACTAAATGCTGTGAAGATCTTATCCAAGATGCGCTTGATAATAAGTCGGGCTTTCGTAATCTTACGGGTAATACAATAACCAGTTATGCGTGTGGATTATTCATGGATGGTAGATTTTCCTATTTCATTTGTAGTGGTGATTCGATGAAACAACCTGTACGAGTGAAATTGACTAAGGGTGAAACATTGGTCGGTATCAGTTATGATAATCAGAACAGACATTTTACCGGAACAGTGGAAACAGACAAGGGTTATGGTGAGATGTTTTCTTTCAAGTTCTTGAAAAGATACAAATCTGCATCACGTAATGGATTTGAGATTGTGATGTGTACGGGTACTGAATATTCAACCTATTTGGAGAATGTGTTGAATGCGGATGTACTGACTGGAACATTTCAAAGGGCACAAAATACATTGTTCAAGAACTTTAAACCAATGAAATGATGGAACGGACAGTTTATAGGCGTATGGATATATTGAAACAAATCTCTGATACTGTAACTGGTATTGGTGAGAAAGTTTTTATAACGGATCGTCCTGCTGCTGAACAAAAGGCAATGAAGGACTTTGTTGTTGTCCGGCTTCCACAAACTATTCAGGACAAAGGAAGTACCTATCAGGATACCTATTGTCAGATTAATGTTTTTGCGCGTGACCGTTCAAAAGGCATTGAAAATACGATTCGTTTGGAGGAAATGCAAATGGATGTGATTTCAAAATTTCCAATAGTGACTGAATTGTTTTCGGCTGTAAGTCCACGGTTGCTTCCCGGAGGAAATGATGGACTAGGTTTTCATTTCTTGATGATACAAGCGAAATTAATAATAAATAAATGACACAAACTTAAATAATACGATTATGGCAGAAATTACTATCACGACTAAACTGGAAGAGCTGAAGATGCTCTTTAATCAGATGAAGGAGGTTTATTATGTGTCCAAAGTCAATAGTGACCTTGCAACTTTAGCGGCTTTTGATATGGAGCTGCCGATACTCTCTGACGGAGTTACATTTGATACCGGAGCTGCCGATATTACCAAGATCAAATTGACAACCGGAGCCACTTGGACATCTTTTGCTAATGCCGGAGATTCCGATATCCAGTTTCAAGTGCCTTCCGTGGCAGGAAAGATCAATGACTTGTTACTGAACAAGAAAGCGGAAACAGTGACTATGACTGCTACCATTGATGGTAATACTTATGAAGGTGAAGGTTATAATACCGAACCGAAGAAAGTAACCGGAGGATTGTTCATGCGTAGTGAAGACCGTCAAACAGCCTTGTTCTTGCCGAATATTGAGGGGTATAGCAACTTCGTTAGCGAGCAAGATAAGCCTGGATACTTTAATTTATCTGTTTCTCCATTGAATGATGCTAAAGGTGCATCTATTTACATCTTGCGAAAAAAAATATCCGATTAAGAGATTAGAATATAATATTTTGCAAAATTCATATCTGTGAAAAGGTGGTGAGCTATTTGATACCGGCCACCACCTTTTTACGTATAAAACACAATAAAATATGGCAAAAAAGAATGATATAACACTGCCTGTATCAGAGGATGAAAAATTATTGAATGATGTGATGGAGGACAGTGTGGATTATGTGGAAGTTCGGGGAAAGAAATATGGTATCTCATGGCTGAAAAGAGGAACTATCCGTAAATTCACCAGTACCATGCAGAAGTCAGGAAATGATGATAAGATCAGTTGTCAATGTGCAGCAGCTATCATTCTGAACGGATATTGGAAGATCAAGTTCTTCTATCCCTTTTTGTGGCGTTGGTTCTTTTATGTAAAACAATATGGAGATCATGAACTGATGAAAGTTATAGCTGTTGGCAAAAAAAAAATTCCAGTGGAAGATTACTTGACAGCTACCATATATCTGACCGCGATGAAGGACACGATGATGACAATGACAAAAGAGGAAGCAGAGCATATCCTTCACGAACCAGCTACGGACAAACGTGGGAAATAAGTAAGTCCTATCCGTGGTTGACAGAGCCTTTGAGATTGTTTGGAATTCCCATAAGTAAGCCTTTGTTTGGTATTTATTGGGTACTTACAAATGCCCAAATTGAATTGTTAGCAATGGATGTTTCTATTGTGGTTACAGATTGTGACAAGGATAGCAAGGGAAAGAGACACGATACAAAAAACTTCAAATCCCCTTCCGTAAGTGATATAGAAGATGCTGCCAAACGCTGGAAAGACAAATATGGTAATGGGGAAACAACAATTAGTATTAATGATTATAAGTAGCACAAACACAATAATATATGGCTGATCTCGGAAATTTATACTTTGACATTTTATTCCGTGATAAGACAGCGGAACAACGTAAAAAGCTGAAAGCGGAAATCACCAAAGACTTGCAAGCAAAACTTGATGTGGGTTTTGACAAAAAGAAGTTGGTTGGCGATATGAAGACTTTGCTTCAAAGTGAGAAATTTAAAATCAATGTGGTAGTGGATAAGGCCAGCACCACACAAGCTGTTCGTGCTGCTTTGCGAGCTGCCGGTTTGAATACCAATTTTACAGGAAGTGATTTACGCGCAGCTAGAGCAGCAGCTGTCCAAACTAAAGCGGAGGCTTCTGCCGCTGCCGCCCGTGAGCTTGCGCGACAAAGAGCTGCCCGTGCCGCCAAAGCGGAACTGGATTTAGCCAATGCCCGTGAGAGATCAGCCAATGCAGCAAGACGGCACATGACAGCCACTCTTAATATGAATGGAGCAATGAACAGTCAGTTGAGTATTGTCGGACAACTAAGAAATGAATTTCTAGGGTTATACTCCATTTATGCGGCACAAAATTTCTTACGTGCAGTGGTTGATATAGGTGGTGAGTTGGAGAATCAGAAAATTGCAATGGCCTCCATCCTACAAGATGAAGGCAAAGCTACGGTCATATTCAATCAGATTAAGAAACTGGCTGTTGCCTCTCCGTTCGGGGTTATGGACTTGAATCAGTATGCCAAGCAACTTTCCGCATATTCTATACCATACAATGAATTGTATGATACTATGAAAAGGCTGGCTGATATATCAGCTGGTGTAGGCGTTGATATGGGGCGTATCATATTGGCTTACGGCCAGATAAAGGCTGCTAAATTCTTGAAAGGAACGGAATTACGGCAATTGACAGAAGCGAACATTCCTATGGTTGATAAACTGGCCGAGCGATTCAGCAAACTGGAAGGCCGAATAGTCAGTGCCGGTGAAGTGCTTGATATGATCTCGAAAAAGAAGGTTACGTTTGAGGATGTAAAAGATGTTCTTTGGGAACTTACGGATGATGGTGGCATGTTTAATAACATGCAGGAAGTTCTTTCAGAATCAGTTAAATCCAAATGGAAGAACTTGGCTGATGCGATTGACATTATGCTTGGTGATATTGTGGAGTCAATGGGTAGTACATTGAAATGGACTGCTGAAAGTCTTACCACCCTTGCACAAAATTGGAAAGAAGTTGTACCTTTTATAACAGCGGCCACAGCTGTGTTTGGAACATATAGGGTTGCGGTTTATGCAGGATCACGTGCCATGGGAGTGGCAAATGCTACATTAATAAAAGGAACACTTGCAGCCAAACAGAAAACAGCTGCGGATTTAGTGATGGTTTCCAATTACCGCACTTTAACTGCCGCTGAAAAAGGATTGATTGCTTCAAGAAATGCCATGACTACCGCAGAATGGAGGGCATTGGCTGTTAGTGGTGCATTGAACAAAGAACAAGCGTTGAGGTTGATAACACTTGGGAAAATTAAATTAGGTCAGGCAGGACATATTACCCAATTACTTAATATATCAAAAGCTGAACTTCAAGTAGCTATGTCCGCTGGAAAAGCTCGTGTGGCAATGACAATGCTTAGTTATGGAGCCAAACAAGTTTGGACTGCTTTTAAGGGTTTGTTCAATCCATACATGTATTTGTTCGCTGGACTTTTTGCCATTGCTGAATTATGGTATAAGTCCGGGCAAAAGGCTGACGAAATGAACGAGCGTATTTCCGAGTTGACAACAAGAGCACAAGACGGTTTCAAGAATCTAACGAAAGAAGCTCAAAAATTTGCAGATGTTGATCCTTTTAAGGCGAATGATGCCTCACTGATTTCTTCCATTGAAGAAATGAAAACAGCATTAAAGGATTATTCTCCAGTTTGGGCAGACACTTTTAATGAAACGTTTAAGACTGATGATGAAGGAAATACGGTTAAAAGCCTTGCAGAACAATATGTATTGCTTCGGAATGCTTTGAATGATACCAAAGAGGCTTATAGGCTGTTGAATGCCATAAGAGGTACATCTGAATATGCGAATGATGTTACTGATGGTTATTTTGATGAAAGCTTTAGTGAAAATATTGAAGACTACATCAAGGCAGAGAAGCGGATAGACAAGATTATAGACCGTATGGCTGGTAGCTATATAGAGTATTATACTGCAATGCAGAAAGTTATAGCCAAGTATGATGATTTTGCTAAAGTCGCTTCGGGCAAATCATTGAAAGAGCAGCTATCCATTCTCAAAGAATACCCCAAAGCATTGGCCAGCCTGAATAATGAGTTGCCTTTCACTGGAGGATATAGAGAAGATATTTTTCAATTACGGAAAGCATGGAAATACTCTAAACGTGTTTTTGAGGAAGAAGTATCACCGGATATGCAGAGTTTCATATCTGAATATAAGTCACGATTACAGTCTGCCGGTTGGAATTTAGACAATTTGAGTGATGCACAGAAAATAGCTATCAGTTTGGATATAAGTTCTTTCTTTGATACGTTCGAGAAGATGCCGAAATATATGCGAGACTTCTTTAACGAGAAGACTCTTGAAGAAGAGTTTAATATCAAAATTAATGCTGAATATACGGAACCTATTCAGAGCTTGTCTGACTTGCAGAAAAAGTTCAATGAAGCCACAGATGGGCAATTTGAAGCTCAAATAAAGGTTTCTACGGATTCAGAGAAAATCATTGAAGGAATACAAAAAGCGTATAAGGAAGCTAAAGAGACAACAAATCAATTGAAGCCGGTATTGATTAAAGCCGGAATAGATTTGTCTGGTATTGGAGCTATTGACTTGTCAAAACTTCCCGACTGGCAGAAGCAAATTGTATCAGATTATAAAAAGGCTTTCGACACAATGCAAGCCGGTGAGAAAGGGGCCAAAGAAATCGGTTTTTCCCTCACAGATCCAAATAAGGATAAAAGCAAAAAGGATGCTTTTGCCGAAAGATTGAAAGAACGGGTAAACTTACTAAAGGACGCATATTCTGAATATAAGAAGTGGACTTCTCTTGTTGGAAAGAAAGAAGCTGCCAATAAGGTTAAAGGATCGGGTATTTTTGATCCCTTGTTTAAAGGGAAGGAACCAGTGGATATTGACGATTATCGGGATGAGTTAAACAAGATTCTTAATCAGCTTGACGATAAGACAGAAAAGCGTAGGGAATTGAAAGTTTCCATACAGAAAATCCTTTTCGATATTGATGCCAATGCTATGAAAGAAGCTTCGGATAAGGCTGCAAAAGAACTTGAAAGGTACGTATCTGATGTTTCAAAGAAATGGGATATATACAAGCAACTTATCAATGCCGGTGCAAGTAAAAAGGATGCTTCAACTTATGCTTTTGGTTTTTTGACTGATTATGAGAATGAAGCGCAATATTTAATAGATACAGTACAGAAGAAACTCAAAGAAAAGGGTGTTGATCTTCCATTCACCTTGAGTGACGATGAAGCAGAAAGTATATTAGGAGGTAAAGACAGCCCATTATATAAGCAATTTTTTAAGGTGTGGAAGGATGCTAAAGAGGCATTTGAGAAAGATAAGGTAAGTATTGCACTTGATGATACAAAGGTTATTGCCAATGCAAGATCAACGATAGAAAAGATACGAATATTAAGTGAACAGTACGCATCAAAGACAGGATTAAGTGTTGGAAAAAATGGGGAGTTGGTTGGTGATACATCAGGTCTAAACAATGTTCAGAAGGCTTACCTTGATGAATATAATAGGAAGCTGATTGAATTAAAATCGACCTTATTACAATTGTTACCTGAATGGGAGAAAATATTTGGAGATAAAGAGCAACGTTCATTCTCTGATTTGAAAGAGGCTGAACGTATCGCAAGGGAAATCAAGAATAATGCAAAGGTTTCCTATGATAACGATGGAAAGCCCAATGGATTTACTTCTTTTTTTACGAAAGATGATGGTAGTATTGAAAATGTTAAGGGTGCTTATTCTTTGTTGGATAAATTGATAAAAGCCATCCCCCAGTTGCAAGATGCACAGTTGGCTGTAAATCCATTCAAAACCTTAGCGAAGAATGTAAAAGAACTTTTTACTTCTGAAAAAGACAGCGATAAATTGGAAAAGAAAATCGGACGGTTAGGAGAAAGTGCCGCTGAAAGTGCTGATCTTGTTGGTAATTTTGCAGGGCAAATGTCTTCCATGTTTGACGCTTTGGGTAATGAGAGGATGGCCGACACGATGGGTAATGTGCAGGATGCCATGTCTTCTATAAGCAATATCGGGCAGGGATTCGCCAAAGGTGGAATTGTTGGTGGTATTGCCGCTGCTGCCGGTGAGGCTGTGAAATGGATTGGAAAGATAGCACAAGCACATGACAAGAAACTTGATAAAGCTATTGAAAAGAGTAAACTTCGTGCTCAACAGTTGCAGTATATATACGAACAGATTGATGGTATTCTTGAACGTTTCTTAGGTAGTGGCACAGAGCTAAAACTTGTAGATGCGGAAAATGACCGTATCCGATTGAATCAGTTAAATAATCAGATTGAGGAAATACGCAATAAGAGAAAGATTAACATCTTTGATTTGAAGTCCTTGCAGGAATATAAGCAGGAAGTGGAAAAACTTCAAAAACGTGTTTCAGCATACGATGAAGGTGGTGCATACGGGTATCAACGGGTCTTAATGCAAGAACAACTTTCAGAGTTGGAAAAACAACGGCAAGCTGAAATTGACAAGAAGAAGACGGATGATAGCAAGGTGGCTGACTATGAGAATCAGATTGCGGAAATGAAGCAGCAGATAATCGCTTTTGCAGAGGAAACAGCCGAGTCACTTTATGGTATTAATTTGAAAGATTGGGCTTCGCAGTTGGGGGATGCCTTATATGAGGCATGGCAGAAAGGTGAGGATGGTGCCGAAGCTTTTAAAAATAAGGTTGCCGACATTATGGGTGATGTCATGAACTCCATTCTCAAAATAAGTATTTTGGAACCGGCCATGCAACAGCTTCAAAAGATGCTTTTCGGTGAGGACGGAATGAGTGGTTATTTCGGCAAGGATTTCTCTCTTGATGAAAGGGAGTTGGAAAGTATTGCGGACTATCTAATGGGTGTCAGTGAGAAAACCGATGATTACTATTCCATGCTTGACAAGCTGAATAACTATATGGAAAAGAAATATGGAATCAGCATGAAGGAAGAGGAAAGTGGTAGTGGCTTATCTAAAGGCATACAGAATGTTACTGAAAATACAGCTAATCTTTTGGCCTCTTATATAAATGCAATCCGAGCTGATGTAAGTATCAAACGGGAGTATGTGCGCAGATTGGTTGAAGAATTGTTCCCGGCATATAATGTAATAGCACAAGCGCAATTGAAACAACTGACAATGATACAGATAAATACAGCAAAGAATATGGAATTTGTGGAAGAGATCAGAAATATACTGCATAGGAATATAAACGGTGTAAACAAATTTAATGTATGATTATGAACAGATTGAATAGTGAATTGAGAGGCTATGCCGTATCGTATGGCCTCTGCACACAATGGCAAGGTGACTGGCACAACAATAAAAGCCAGCAAGAATTGATCGGAATGTATATACGGGGCATTGATTTTTGTATTGAACACAATTATCCGACGGTGGAATATATAAAAGGCAATTTTGACCGAAGTCTGCTTCATCAAAACCATATTTTTGTTGATGAACCAGTGACCGGAGGCGACAATGGTGTATATGTGTTGAACGGTAAATGTTCAGGCAAACTTTCTTTCGGAAAATTTACAGTTGTTACTCTCCATTTGCGGCATGATAGTGAATTGACTCTTGAAGTGGAGGGTTGTGCCAAAATTTTTGTGAGTGTATATGATCGGGCTAAACTACATGTAAGGCAAAGCGATGTGGCTAAAGTTTATGTATATGTTCATAGTGGAAACTGTAAAATAGAATCCGAAGGCAATGTTATGGTAAGATATAAAAAGAATGGGGACTAACACGTTTTCTGCAATATATTTATTTACAGTATTTTATATTCCTAAATTATTTGAACGGTATCATAAATCGCAACCAACATCTCGTCACAATACGGTAGATACGTGCATTATTTATATTATGTCTAAATTTTAGAGTAAATATAACTGTTTTTATTTGCCGATTCTTACCGTTTGTTACTGATGTTTACCGAATTTATTTTATTGATTTTTAGGTTGTTGTATGGTGAAAATATCGTTTTTATATTTGTGCCGGAAACAATGCTATTAGGTTCATTTCGTGGTTGTCATGAACTGGAGTAAAATATTATAGGGCATTCTCTTTGAGGCAGGCAACCACATTAGGCTTCATCGGGATTTGCCCTTTCTCTTTATTATTATGTCAAGCGTGACTATTATATTAAGGAGGGTTCAGTAGGTACGAGTAATGGCGTATTGGGGTTCGATTCCCTGCTTACTACAAGATCGGACAGAATAATTCCCCAAAAGCGGAAATGTCCGAGCCGCTGATGGGGAAAACATTAACTTTAAGAGCAAAGATATGGAAAATTTTAATCAGTTAATACCTATTGATGAGGGAAAAGGTAAAAAAAGAATAATGACCTCCTTGCAGATTGCAGAAATTACGGGCAAAACTCATTCAAATGTAATGCGAGATATTCGCAATATCCTTGAACAACTGGAAGAAAAACATAAATTCAATTTTGAATTGATGTTCAAAATCACAAAGTTAGGGAATAACGCAGAAAGAAAAGACCCTTATTATCTTCTCACTAAAAAAGACTGCTTGCTTCTTGCAAGTGGTTATGATGCAAACTTACGAGCCAAAATTATTAATCGTTGGGAAGAACTTGAAGAAAACAAGCGTGAACTTTCCCGTAAAGATCTTGCTTTGATGGTTCTTCAAGCCGAAGAGGAGAAAGAGAGACTTTTATTAGAAAACAATCATCTTTCCGAAACGGTTGATCTACAAACAAAAGAATTGCAAAAATCCGCTCCGAAAGTCAGCTACTACGACAACCATTTGCAGAGTGTGAACACACAGACGAGCACACAAGTCGCCAAGCAGATAGGAATGGATGCCGAAAAGCTGCACAAGAAGCTGAAAGAAATCGGATTCATCTATCGACAAAGCGGACAATGGTTATTGCATACTCCCTATTCTACTTGGGGACTACACTCTACACGTACACAGACGTACACACGTTCGGATGGCTCGATAGGAACGAATGTTTATACTGTATGGACTACGAAAGGTGTACGTTTTATCATCGCATTATGCGAAAGCGGTTGGGACGTAAAGAAAGCCATAAAGCAGATTAGGGGGTGAATCAATACCAGCAGCATAACGTTCATTATTAAGCGATCATTTGACAATCCGTTTCACTCATATACTAAAATTATCAATATTATGGTAATACGATACGATTTTTTTAACAGAATAAAGGACGAAAGCAAACTTGCGGTTCTTTTCAATACATAACAAATAAATTGGGCTGACTTTGGAGCCAGCCCTAATCTTGTCAAAATAGAATAAAACATTCCATGTGTCTATTACTATTTCTTTTTCAATTTAGCATAGTTATATAATGTAAGTGTTTTATCATTCATATTTAAACTAAAAACCATTCTTTTTACATCATTTATTATAATAAAAGTGGTGTAATCTTCTGATGCAATATTATAGTTCCAAGTCCCATTATCAATGTCAAAGTTTTCTATTTTGACAGTTTTATCGGGATTGAATGTAAATTTAGCATCAGAATATCCCCAATTTGCATCTACCCATATATCACTTATACTATTCCACAAATGCGTAACTTTCCATACTCCAATAATATTTTCATCAAGCCACTCTTTATTTTTATCAATATAGATATTTTCTTTCTCATTATCAGATGAACACGATGTAAAAAGCATAGATAATATGCTAAAAATAAGTATTATATTTTTCATTTTAATTCTGTTTATGTTTTGATTTGTAAATAAATGCAGCTTCTGTGATTGTTGCTAATGCTTTCAGTATTGGCATCGCTATTATGTTGGATATTATTCCAGCCAGTCCTATTATGAACCACCCCAAATGACGTTCTATTTTATAGGCTTCAAATTCACATGCAAATAGCGTAACAACAAAGATTAAAGCTGATATGATAAGCATTATCACTGATAAGTCATATAATCTCCTTAATCCTATGACACCACTTCCTGAAAATTCAAGTTGGTTTTCATTATTAGATTCAACTATTGAACTATCTTTTTTCTTCATTGGGTTATACCCACAATACTTGCAAATGGTAAAACTGTCATCATTTGCACATCCACATGATTCACATTTCCACATAACCTATATATCTAAATATTTAATGCCAAAGTAAAAACCTAACACCACTACAAAAAGTACGTATAGTGGTAATAGCCATGGTCCTCCGAAAACACTAAAGCAAATCAGTAGAATCACTACTATCCAAACTAAAACTCCTAACACATAACAATCTCTTTTATAATTTTATGCAAAAGTATTAATAATTAATATGCTATAAATCAGTTCTTCTCATGTTTTTCAACATATATATTGCAGACTAATACTATTATGAGTATGATAATCTACTTAAAAATGTTTTTATGATATTATTTTCTATGATAATATAGAAAATACAACTATATTTGCATTGAAGTATTTTCCATTATTCTTGTAATAAAAGCCATAGAGCTTGTTGTGGAGATTAAATATCTCTGCGACAAGTTCTTTTTTAATATGTGTATATGAACGAACCGTATTCTATTTTGATGCAGAAAACTACCGAGAATGCTCCAGTCAAAGACAGCTTGGCGCATTTTGGAATTGTGTGCACTGAATTTCCGTTCAAGCCGAGTGGGGAAACGAAAGATTTACCCAAACGGGATTGGCCGGATGAAGATGGTGAAGATACTTACATACCCGATAAGCTACCATTAAAGGCATATGACTTGGAGGCCGAGATGTGCTATAAGGGGGATTTGGGTACTGCATATGATAAAATTATGGCTTTTCAAAACTATCTCACGGGAGAGAATGGTGACGGTGCCACTTTGAAAATATATAACTTGCATACGGGTATTGGGCGGCAAGGACTTTACTTACTGGAGGTTGGAGATTTTGAATTTAACAAGTCCAATGTGGATGAAGTCTTGATCTTTCCGGTAAAATTCAGAGTGACTGATCCTCGAACTCAATTAATCCCATCGTATAGTGTTATGGAGCCGACAAAAATAGTTGCATTGGTTGAAAAAGTATAGCTGTATGTCATGGAAAGTTTATGATAAAACAGGCAATACGGTACGTTGTACCTTGAAAAGTTTGGAGTATAATGGTACATGGATGGGTGCGTGTTTTGTAACAAGCACTCTGAAAAGTGCCGTACCCATTCTTTTTGAGATAGGTGACTATGTTATGTACCGTGGTGAAAAATTTGAGATAAACTACGATCCTACGGCATTAAAAAAGGCGGCAAGAAAAACTTCGGGAGAAGCTTTTGTCTATGATAACGTAAAGTTCAACGGGGCGGGAGATGAATTGACACGATGTGATTTTCTTGATTATGTGAAAAGTGATAATCAGATACACTTTACTTCTTTACCTAAGTTCAGTTTTTTCGCTTCGTCTATACAAGATTTGGCAGATCGTGTTCAAGTAAATCTTGACCGTATATATACTGGAGTACAAAAATGGACGGTTGTTGTACACCCTGAATATGTGAGCACTACCAATGTAAACATTGATGTGAATAATATAAAGGTATGGGGTGCATTGGAGTTGTTCAATTCAAAATTTGGTGCGAACTTTATAATTCGTGGACGGACAATAACAATCGGTACTGCCGGCATTGCCGCAGATAATATTTTCAGATACGGGCGTGGAAACGGTCTGTACGAAATTCAGCGTACAGCTGATGCGGATCAGCAGATTATCACTCGGTTACGTGCATACGGCAGTACAAGAAATATGCCTAATCGGTATTATAATAAGATCTCAAATAGTTCCCTTGCCAATTATTTGCCGAATAATATGGCCGTGGAAAATTTGATGTTACCTGATTTTCCTAAGACAACGCTTGATCCATATATTGACAGCAAGAATATTGCTGTTCTTGGTGTCCGGGAAGGAAGTGTTTATTTTGATGGTACTGGCGATTTGGAAGAGATATGTCCTTCAATGGAAGGTATGACAGCTAAGCAGTTGGAAGATGCAGGTATTCATGTTTCGTTGGATGCCGGGGATAATGGCAATCTTGATGAAGTGTCTGATGCTGAACAGCTGACCGATGATGGTACAATGGATAACCTAAAAGACGGTGAGGATATCCCCCCCTTTACAATTACATTAAAAGACATTGGCTTTGATATAAATGATGAAACAGCCACCATCAGTATGAAAAACGGCATGTGTGGTGGACGGGATTTTGAAATAACAAAATGTGAGAAGAAAGGCAATAAATATATATTGACCTGTAATCGTATTTATGATGAAGGTTTAAAATTGTATTTCCCGTATAAAGATTATAATATAAGGGGTGGTGACAAGTTTGTCCTACTTTATATTGATATGCCGGACGTTTATATTCAGGCCGCTTCACAACGGTTGCTTGCTGCCGCGAAAAAATATCTTGCAAAGAATGATTATGTGCACTATTCGTATGAACCGAAGGTGGATGATATTTTCATGGCACGCCAACATGATGAGGCTATCGCAAGGGGAGAGGTGAGTATCCATGATACATTAAAAGAAGGTGATTTGATGTTGTTTACGGATACTGATCTTGGTATTGATGGAAGTATTATTATTGATACCCTTATAATAAAGGAAGGAGAGGGGATAATTCCCCAATATACCATCACCCTTAAAGATGAAAAGACGGTAGGCACATTGGAGAAAATTCAGAATCAGATTGATTCGATAGTAAGTGGCGGTCAAGGAAGTGGAGGATACAACTCAAATCAGATAAAGAGTTTGATAAAGTCTTTTGGGAGCAGCTTCTTTCTTAGTAAACTTATTTCAGACACCTCCAACGGTCTGATCACTTTCTTGAAAGGTATCATTGTCAAGTCGTATCTTAAGATAGGTGAGTTCATAACCGGCGTTTCAGGTGGATACATAGACGAAAAGGGCAATCTTGAAATGGAAAGCGGTGTATTTCGTAAGCGTTTGTTTGTACCTGAAATAGCTTATAACCGTACAACCTATTTCAAAGGACGTATGGTAAACTCCCCCGGTGGTGGTTGTACCGTATTGTCATATGTGGATAACGGAGATGGAACCTACACCATCACTCCCGATCTGACGGACGCGGACGGATTGAGCCAGTTTGTTGATGATATCCTTACCACCTATTTTGTGACTAAGAATAGCGAAGGCAAGCTGAATGGATTTGAAGAAATGAAATTCCGGGTGACTGCCGCAGATTATACAGCCAAGAAGTTTACTGTCATTCCCCGTCCGGGGCATTCTGACTGGAAACCTGCCGAGCAGATGGTATTGGCACAAACAGGTAACTTTACGGACCCGGAACGTCAGACTTATATACTTATTGATTCAGTCAACGGAAACAACTGTATTACATTCTTTGACAATGCCAACACTTGGGACCCGGAACCGGCGCAGATGCCTGCGTGGTTCGGCAAGAAAAAAGGCATGACTGTTAACGGAATTGATTGCGAGAAATATTCAGCCGTGTTGCAACAGGTCTTATTGACTGGGCTTATCTTCCAGATAGATGAGATAACGGGAAACAAGGTTCGTGTACCCTTGGACAAGGGTGAATGGGTTGCAGGGAAGTACGCCTACTATGACCGGGTGTCACATAACGGGGCTTTGTGGTTGTGTGTTGATGACAACGGAACGACAACAGAACCTTCAGAAGGTAATCCGGCGTGGTTGAAACAAGTGGACAAAGGAGCGGACGGAGCGACAGGTCCGCAAGGTGTTCCCGGAACGCCGGGAAAGGACGGTGTTACTTACTATACATGGATAAGATACGCCGACAACGCACAAGGCGGAGGTATCAGCAATAATCCTACAGGGAAAGCGTATATCGGATTCGCCTACAACAAGACGAGTGCGGTGGAGAGCAACACCCCTTCTGACTACACATGGAGTGAGATAAAGGGTGAGCAGGGTGTTCCCGGTGCACCCGGAGCGGATGGAAAGACCTATTACACATGGATAGCCTATTCGGACAATGCGGACGGTACGGGCATGTACCAGCAACCGAAGGATACTACAAAATATATAGGAATCGCAGTAAACAAGGAAACCGCCACAGAGAGCAGCAACCCTTCCGATTATACATGGTCGTTGTTCAAAGGTAAGGACGGTGCTGACGGTTTGTCTGTAATAGGTGGCGGTCATTGGGAATCGTCCAAGGTCCCGTACAAAGCCAATACAATGGTCACTCTTGCCAACTGTGTCTTTTTATCCAAGGTGGAAACCTCCAATCCTCCCATCAGAATATTGCGTATCAAAGGTGGCAATTTCTTAAGAAAGAAGGACGGTGGTTATTATCTTGCCGGGAAACCTGCCGACTGGGAGGTTAACGAAGACTGGGATATGCTGCTTGACGGGCGTGAACTGAAAGGTGAGAGTATCACTTTCCTTGGTGAATTTGCCACGGCTCCTGCCAATCCGAAAAACGGTGATTCATACCGTAACACGACTGATCGTGCTACCTACATCTATCAGGACGGAAGATGGCAGCTTATGATATCGGACGGAAAAGACGGTAAGGGTTATGAGTATATATATACAAGAGGCAATATCATAGATAACACTCCTGAAAAGCCGGACAGTCAGCAGAAAGATGGTTATGTTCCGGAAGGCTGGACGGATAATTATCTTGGTACGGACGCAGACCATCAGGTTGAATGGGGTTGTACACGTTTTAAGGAAAATGGCGTATGGTCTGAGTTCAGTGATCCGGCTGTGGTGCATCGCTGGAGTAAGGACGGAGAGAGTGCCATCATGGCAGACTTTGATAACGAGATGGTCAATGCAGCCCTTACTTCAGATGGAAAGGTCGTATCCTCACAGACTTGGAATACAACTGTTAGTATGTGGTATGGAACGGAGAAGCTCACGCTTGACAGCATCACCTGTACACCTGACACAAATCTTCTGTGTGCGACAGACAAGAATACGGGAGTGGTGACAATATCGGTATCTGCCGGAGCTACTCTTGCTGCGACAAACACGGTGAAGATCACAATCAGGGCTACAAAGAACGGGCAGCAGTATTCCCGTGATCTGTCATTCACTGTAGCCGGGGTCCGTGGAGGTGCGGACGGTTCAGATGCCGTGCTATACAGTATAATCGTTTCTGCCACTTCTGTAAGCAAGGACAAGAATGGGAACTACAGCGTGTCTTCCGTATCATGTTACAGGCAAAAGTCAGTGGGTGGCGTGATATCCACCACAACGGACGGTACATTGAAATACAGCATAGACGGTGGAGCAGAAACTACCATAAACAACAATACAGCCATATCAAGCGGAAACTTTACGAAGACATTGAAGTTTATCTTTTACGTGAATGACCAGATAGTGGATGTTGAAACCGTTCCCATGCTTTCTGACGGTAAGGACGGTGCTGACGGTGAGAGCATCACAGCCGCAGGTCATTGGGAATCCGCCAAAACCCCGTATGCAAAGAACAGTACAGTATCGTTTGCCGGGGGATCTTACTTAAGCAAGGTTCAAACATCCAATCCGCCACTTCCGCTTCTTCGTGTGAGAGGTGGACGTTATCTAAGGAAGAAGGATGGCGGTTACATACTTTCCGGGAAGAGATCGGACAAGGCTGTCAACTCCGACTGGCAGGAAATGACTTCCGGTGTCGAACCGTCCGCTTCGTACTGGCTTGACAGCCCGGTAAGCACAATAAACTTTACCAGTACGGGCACACCATCACCGTCAGCGTTTGTCGTTACCATGAAACAGAATGTAGGCGGTAATGTGAGCGATACGAACAGGTTCTATCTTGTCGCACGCAAATATAACGGAAGCTGGCTGGCTCATGTAGGTGCTATCCTAAGCAATCAGATATCCGTTCCAGCGACAGCCGGATACACCCAGTTTGCCGTCCGGGCTTATCAATCCGCATCGGACGCGAACGCATGGAATAATAATTTTATCGCTGAAAAAGGGGTGGGTGTTGCTAATGATGGTTCCATAGGAGCAACAGGAGCTACGGGTGCGTTCCCTTATGACAGAGGAGTATGGGCGTCCGGACAGACATACGTATGGAATGCAAAACAGCGTGACAAGATCATTCACAAAATAGGTGAAGTTTATTACAATTTTCTTGTGCGCAACTATGGAAGTTCTGTATCAGCGGCTCCTACATCCGCTAACGGAGATTCCAACTGGGAAGCCATGCAGAAATACAAAAGTCTGGTAACCGACATATTCCTTGCTGATAAGGCGAACATAGCCGGTTTTATGTTCAAGTTGAACGGATACACACCGGACGGGGCACCTTACGGTATCATGCAGTCACAGGACAGCACTAACGGCCAGCCTAATCTGAGGATGGACACAAAGACCGGAGAGATTCTTTGTCAGAAAGCGAATATCACCGGGACTATCATAGCGACAAAGGGGACAATTGGCGGATTCAATATCGGTAATAATTTTATCGGCAGCACTAATATGTCGGCTGTGAATGTTGATAATTTGTTGCTTCAATATGATAAATTTGAAATGAAATACGAACGGTTCCAGTCTATAGACGGACATTTATACCAAGGAATTTTGGATACAATAATTAGAAGTGGAAGTATAACTGTATCATCAACCGGGGATGTTTCAACAGCGAATGATACTCTGTATGTAAGATGTGGAAGTTATATTTTTTCAGTCGGGCGAAACGGGATTCGCAAGTCAACGAATGGAGGAAGTACCTGGGTGGATTTATAACATTTAAAATATTAAAGTATGAGAATAAATTTTGCACAATTCCCTATTTACGACGGGATTAAGAAAGAAAAACTGATAGCCAACGACATCACTGAGGCCTACGGTGACTGGATATACAAGAACGTAGCGGGTTTGAAGGCGCATCTCCTTGCGGAGAAAATCTTCAAGTCGACTGTAGATGGTGTGGAACTTGACGAAGAGGAGGTGGATATCATAAGACGTTCTACCCCTATGTTGTCCGGCTTGCTGGCCGATTCGTTGAATGATTATCTGGATAAAAAGAAGGAGGAACAACATGAAGATTGAGAATTTGGAACGCGCCAGCCGAATCAATGACGAACTGGCGAAACTGAAGCTGGCTAAGGAAACGTTGAATAACGGAGGCTATGTCCGTATCTACAGCAGCGCCCGGTCAAGTGCCGGATGTGTGGAACTGGATATAGCAAACTTCAATGGCGAGGTGAGCACGTGTATTGATAACCATATCGCTGAACTTGAATCTGAAATAGAAACGCTATGAAAGAATTATGGCAATTAATCAAGATGCTGTTCTCAAGCAAGCCGGGTGATTTTGATACTCCTGAGCTGCTTCCCATGAAGCATTATCCTTTCAAGGGATACCGTTTCATGATGTGGTGCGGACGGATGATATACCGTGCTGAGAACAAGGAGAACATAGATAGGTATATGCAGACCTATGCGGGTAAGGAAAGCCTGACGCACGAAACCATACACCTGCGTCAGGCACAGGTTATCGGCTCATGGGTAAAATACTACTGGCGGTATTTTGTCGAGTGGGTTAAGGGAAACCCTATCTGCCATCCTGCGAGTTCGGCATATTATACCATCTCATACGAAATGGAAGCGTATGCCAACGAGGGCAATTTGGATTATCCCGTGAACTATGACGGAAGCAACCTTTCCCGGTACAAGATAAAAAGTGGCAGGAAGAAGCTGTACAAATCGGTTGGCGGCACTTCTAAAGCGTGGAAAACTTATATAAGAACTTTATAAAATTGATATTATGAGTGATTTGAATTTAGAAAATATAGTTGGCTTTAAGGCTGTGGATAAAGACGGCAACGAACAAAATGTGACAGTAGATGAAATGGTGGATATGGTTTCCACAAGAATGGTTATGGCTTTGTCTGAAACTTCAACATTTGCCGCCGCTGCCGCAACAGGGAATGACGTGTATGAGAATGAACTTCCGACAGTGACGGATGCCGCAAATGTAAGAGTTTTACAAAGTAGCGGGGATGCGGCAAAAATGACGATGCAGTCGCTTGCATCAAAACTGGGAGAACTGATTGGGAATGCAACATCAAATAAAAGCGGGTTGATGAGTTCCG